AGTTGACCTCTGGGACACAGAGGCCAATAACCCGGAAAACGCGCCCACTCTTTGGAAACATCTGGACTACAAGGACGGCATCCGGTATATCCCGGAGACCATCACCGTGGGACTTGCATTTCAGAGGGACGAGCTGGGATGGTGGAAAGATGAACTGTACAAATCCCGGGTAGACGCGAACGTATACAACCCGGAACAGTATCCGGCAAACTGGGAAAAGCAGTAAGGGGGTGCTGCCGGTGGAGCATTTGAACATGGTCGTGACGCTTATTGGCGAGATCGGCGTGATGCTGGGCGTGATTATCCCCGTTATCGTATCCGTGCGGAAGATCGCCAACGGAACACGGTGCCAGCTGCGGAGCGAGATGCTGCGGATCTACTACCACCACAGGGAGAAACAGACCATACGCCAATATGAGTATGAAAACTTCATCATGTTATATGAGGCGTACAAGGCATTAAAGGGCAATTCCTTCATCGACAAGATCTACAAAGAAGTGACGGAATGGGAAGTTGTGAGTTAGGGAGATGATCCCTAAGCCTGCCACATACAGAAGGAGAATAACGCGCCGCATCGGCGCGGAGAATCTCTCCCTCAGTCAGCGTCGCTGACAGCTCCCTCGTCAGAGGGAGCCTTGACCTGTGCTGCTTCGGGGATTCCAGAGACAAGGGGAGGCTTGAAAGGGGCAGGGGCAAGACACCATCGCAAGAGGCGGTTTAGGGGAACGGAGGATTTGAAAGGACGGTGAGAAGATGGACGAACGGAAAATAGACGCGGCGCTGGAGACGGCGCGATGGTGGCAGAAATTCAGAGCGACGAACAACGACACGTTTCTGCCGCTTTTATTTGACAAACACAGATATCTGGTTCTGAAGGGGGGCGGCGGTTCCGGGAAATCCATCTTCGCAGGCCGAAAGATTCTGGAGCGGGTGACGACGGAGCCGGGACACAGATGGCTTGTATGCCGGAAGGTCGCACGGACGCTGCGGGAGAGCTGCTTCAAGCAATTGATCGGACAGTTATCCGAACACTACCCGGATTCGGGATACAAGATCAACCGGAGCGACATGGCGATATCTTTCCCGAACGGCAGCGAAATACTCTTTGCCGGTCTGGACGACGTAGAGAAGCTGAAATCTATCTACAACATCACGGGGATCTGGACGGAGGAAGCCTCCGAACTTTTGGAAGGGGACTTCAATCAGCTGGACATCCGTCTGCGCGGTGAGACCAAGTATTACAAGCAGATTATTATCAGTTTTAACCCGATCCACATCCATCACTGGCTGAAGAAACGGTTCTTCGACAGACAGGATGAGAGAGCCAGAGTCCACGAAAGCACCTACAAGGACAACCGTTTTCTGGACGAGGAGGCCATACGGACGCTGGAGAGCTTCCGGGAGACGGACGAATACTACTACATGGTCTACTGCCTTGGGCAGTGGGGCGTAACGGGAAAGACGGTATTCAACGGAAAAGCGGTGGCGGAACGGCTGGCTATCGCGGAAAAGATCGTGCCGGAGGGACGGGGACTCTTCACATACACAGAGGACGAAGACGGCGTCCACATCCGGGACGAGGGATGGGAAGAAGACGAAGACGGCCCCATCATCTTATACGAGAAGCCGAAGAAGGGCAGACAGTATGTCATCGGCGGCGACACGGCGGGAGACGGCAGCGACTGGTTCGTGGCACAGGTACTGGACAATCTGACCGGGAAACAGGTGGCGGTGCTGCGGCACCACTACGACGAGGACACCTATGCCAGACAGGTATACTGCCTGGGACACTACTACAACACGGCACTGGTGGGCATTGAGGCAAACTTCTCCACATACCCAATTAAGCTGCTGGGCCTTATGGGGTACGAGAAACAGTATGTCCGGGAGATGGAGGACGAATACACCGGTGCGCTGAAGAAGTCTTTCGGTTTCAAGACCACCACCAACACCAGACAGGTCATCATCGCGGGACTCATCAAAGAGATGCGGACACGCATGGACACGGTGAACCATCCGGAGACGCTGATGGAGATGCTGACATTCGTGCGGAACGAGAAGCTGCGTCCGGAAGCGGAGGAAGGCGCACACGACGACTGCATCATGTCTTTGGCAATCGCACACTACATCCGGCCGCAGCAGGGGGCAAATTTTGAGGCGGAGAAGGAATTTGGCGCAGGGTGGACATCAGACATGTGGCAGGACTACAGAGAGGCAAGCGCGGAAGAAAAGGCGTATCTGCGGAAGAAATGGGGGTAAAAAAGAAAGCGCCCCGGAGCGGGACGCTTTACGGCAATTCATTTAAGCTGCAGCCTTGCTCCGCAGCGATTTTTTCCAAGAGTTTTTCCATGCCGGGCGGCATGAGACTGTTTATTTTTTCAAAATATGCAGCAACTTCTTTTTTATAGACATCAATAGAAACCGCAGAATCGTCATTGATCTCTGCTGCATCTTTCAGCATAGCGAGATCCATTTTATCGGGGGATGCAACAGGAACCGATTTGAGTTTATTTGCAAATTCTTCCGGAGTCATACAGAAAACCTCCTTTTATAAGCGTCTAATAATAAAAACATAGAAGCAAATGATGATGAAAAGAACAACATAAATGGTGCAAAGTCTTGACAGCCAACACAGCTTTTATTTTTGAACAAATTTTATACTTCCGGGCATAAGAAGTCAACAGGAGGGTACGCAATGCCGAACAATTTTTTATCTATGGACACAAATTTTCCATCCTTCACAGGAGAGGAAAGCACGACGGAGAAATTAAAGGCGATACAGGACTATCTGTATAAGCTTCTGGAACAGCTGCGGTACACGCTGAACAATCTGGACACCAGCAATTTTAATCAGCCTGCGCTGAACAAATGGGAAGAGACCATCACGGAGCCTTTGAAAGCATTTATTGAATCGGAGACGGGAGAAGTCACGGAGATGATCGTGGGAGAGGGCGGGATATCCTCCCGCATATCCGACGCGGAGAGGAACATCTCCCAGGTGAGTCAGACGGTGGACGGCATCGGTATCAAGGTGACAGGGGGAGCGGGCGAACAGACCACCATCGCCATTACCAAAGACGGGGTGGCGGCAAGCACCGACCTTCTGGATCTGACGGGGACGGTGCTTTTCAGGGACCTTTCCACAGCGGGACAGACGGTCATCAACGGCGGCAACATCACAACCGGCGTTATACAGGCAATACAGATGATCGGTAACGCCATCAGCGGCGGGACGATAGACGGCACAATCATCAGCTCCGAAAACGCGGCAAGCATTGACGCACAGGGAAACAGACGGCTGGTGGGCGTTCTGACCGGGCAGGGCGTAGTAAACCTGACCGACAGATATGAGACAGACCAAAACAAGGTATACGTCGGCAGACTCATTTACGACTGGTACAACAACAGAGTCCTTCTGGAAACAGCTACGAACAGAGCGGGGATGGCGGCAGCACTGAAGATACAGTCGCTGAGCAATATGTCTATCGACGCGGGGCCGGGAAAGACGGTGTACATCGGAAACGCTGCACAGGACGGCGGCACACAGGCGGTACACATCGGCAGCGTGAATGAGACGGACGCGGTATCACTGTACGGCAACGTGCGGATATCGCCGGACGGGTCAAACTTCTGGACATTCGAGGCAGACGGCATCTATCTGAACGGGACGAAAGTCGTCAGCGTATAAAAAAGAGGGCGCACAGAAAACTGTGCGTCCTTTTTGTGTGTGTAGGATACCCGAAACGGAGAGAAAATAGAGGAAAAGGCAGAAAAGGAGGCGCAAAGATGCTGCCGGGAATGCTATATACAGACAACATCAAACAGGTGGTGGTGGACCGGTTCAAGGGATACAACCACACGGTGGGCGCGGGAGACGGCGAGATCTACGACATGGAGAACATGACGGGGCGGTACTTCCCCGTATTATCACCGAGACGGAAGCGGATGCACTACAGAACGCTGACAAAACCAAACGGGATCTGCGCGAAGGACGCACTGTGCTGGGTGGACGGCACCACATTTTATTACGGCGGCATACCCAAGGGAACGGTGGAGGACAGCCGGAAGACTTTCGGCATTTTGGGCGCGTACATCGTTATCCTGCCGGACAAGGCGTACTATAACACGGTGACGGACGAATTTGGGGAGATCGAAGTCAGCACAGCGGGGACGGGCGTAAACTTCCAGAATGGCACACTCTTTGAAGAAGAGGCGGAAGCCAACACGATCTACTGCGAGGGCATCAACTTCCATACATATTTCAAAGACGGAGACGCGATCACCATATCGGGATGCACAAAACATCCGGAGAACAACAAGACACCGATCATCCGGGAGATATCGGACGACGGACACACGCTGCGGTTTTACGAATACGCCTTTGTGCTGGACGGCGACGACGGCGTGACGGACTACGAAGAGCCGGGGACGATCACCTTCGCCAGAACCATGCCGGACATGGACTATGTCTGCGAGAACGAGAACAGGCTGTGGGGATGCAAGGGCGACGAGATCTACGCCTGCAAGCTGGGGGACATCTTCAACTGGAACGTATTTGACGGACTGGAGACAGACAGCTACGCGGCGGCGGTCAGCTCTGCGGAGG